GTCTTATACCTTCTCTATCTCTCGGCTTTCGATAGGGCCTTCACCGTGCAGGCGACTTTCATCGCACACGGCGATCCGTCAGCAGTGTTTCTCTATATCTATTTCCCCAGAGATAATAATACCCTGTTATGATCAAATAGCAAATAAATTTTCCGAAAGTTCTAAATTAATTATATGAAACATTTAAAAATTACTGAGGCTTCTCTTCCTGCTCAGCCATATAAACAGCCACAGGTTCCTGATAAATCTCTGGTATATCTGTAATCTGACGGTTACCTACTTTAATTAGCAATGCATAGATGGGAAACATGAACGATTGTGCCTTCACTTTGCAGCACTTCCCTTCAATGTTGCAATTTCAGCTTCTAGCATCATGATCTGTTCCTGCATTCCCGACATAGCTTCCATCATAAGAATATGCATTTCATCTACTTCTTCAGGAAATACTTCTTCCAATGGTCCAAATGTGCCGTCGTCTAATCTTTTTCTTCGCTTCATGAAAGCACCCCGCTTATAAGTGAAATTGCTGGATTGACATCTACACCTGGGCGGTTAAGCTCCAACTTCAATATAATCTTCTGCTTCGGATCAACGCTCTCTAAGATGTACTCATCCTCATCAATCGAGTCTGTCACCGGTGCTGTTGTCGTCTTGGTCATCGGCTTGTACACTTCCTGCTCACCCGTGAGTGTCATGCTAGAAGATGCAGAGACTGCTAGATTCTTGTCTCTTTGAATCCACAACAAAACGCCTTTTACAGATCCAGAAGGCGGCGTGATTCCATATCGCTGCGTGGATTTTAGCAAAGGCGTGAGATTTTCGGTTTTATTCAGTTTGATTGTCTTGCTTGTCTTAAAGTTATAGCTGTCTATCACTTCAACAACAACTAAGTTTTCTCCGACTTTTAAATCAGCTAGTTTCAGGTCAAAAGTGAACGGAGCTCCTTGTCCTGAATGCACTTCAGTGGCCAGTCCATTGTTTAGTTTATAAGATACTTTGACATCATTACCGTCTGGATCACTGGAAGTTCCTTTGATAGTAATTGCATCTACATTGATTAGACTAGACTGCTCTGCAATCGGATCAATTGTTAGAGCTGGCGGTCGGTTAGGAACTACGTAGAATGTTCGTTCAGCAATAGTAGTTGACTTACCACCCTGGTCATCCTCTGCCCAGACTTTCAGTGTATGGACGACGCCTTCTGCGAGGGCTGTGGTTATTGCTGTTGCGCCGTCGTACAAGATGCCACCTTTAAATGTGAGTGCCTTGTTAAACGCAATTGGAGTCTTTCCATCACTGATTCCTGTTTGTAAAGCGCGAATAGTTCCCGCGTTGATTTGATAACGGACATTTACGATATTCCCGTTATCGGCATCAGTTGCGGAACCTTCAATAGCGAACGTATCTCCTTCGTATAGTGTGCGGTTGTCTCCTGTGGTCAACGCAACAATAGGCTCTTTGTTCACTGCTATGCCTTTTACGTACCAGAAGCCGTCCGTGTGCTTACCATTAACTGGATACTTGCCATCTTCTGCTATGAGATTTGAATCTACTAGCGTCCCTCGCAAGTCTTTAAGTTCCGCACGATAGTAGTCTACGTAAAGGTATTCTTTGAATGACGTCGGGTCTTTCCATTTCTCTGAGCGAAGTTGAACTGCAACAGTACCCTCGTTGTACCAAAGTCCTGGATTTACCCATTGACCGCTACCATAACCATATTCTGTCGGTCGCCCACCTACATACCCTTTTTCCGGAGTGAATGTCATATCTTGAAAATACCAAGTGCGAGTCGAACAAAAAGATTCATATGGTTGCGCGGCAAAAGCCTTTTTAAGCTCGGTTGTTGTTTTTACATATTCACGCTTTGCGTTATATTTATTGTAGTAGTATAAAGCCACGTCACACTACCTCCCCTACAGTCACCGCATAAGTACCCCAGCTGCCAATAGTCATTTTATCGATATCGATTTTAGTATTGCCCCTTGCTACTACAGCACCCTTAACATATGAATTGACTAAAGGTTGTACAGTAATCGTTGAAGCTGTCACATCAGTAATCAAAGTATCCTCACTGTTTGTTCCATCATAGATCGTAACTTCAGTAAGCGCCGTGAACCCTTCTGTTTCATCAACATTTAGCACTGTTGTTCCAGCTGCGCGTGATGCAGTCAGGACAGCTTTAGCAGCTTGCCGCACCATTCGGATAGGTTCTTCCGCGAACGTGTCGAAGAATGAACCGGAGTTCCCTGGTACTCGCCCATCAATTTCCATCTGAACCTGCATCTTACGGATAAGTGAGGCTTGTTTATTGATTAATTCGTGCGCCAGCCATGTGCCTTCTTCATTGTTATTAAGAAACGCAGCCATCAATGGTGTACCTTCTTCAATAACTCGATTCGGGTCATTTTCTGGCAACGTATCATCAATGATTTCATCGTAGAATTTCGTCTTTTCATACGGGTTTTTATTCAGCACCCGGAATCACCTCTACTTTTTGCATCACTGGGAATGCGATGACATAGCCTTTATTACCTTTTTGGTAATTCAATTTACGAATATATGCCTTCCTTCCCAATGGATCTATGAGTGCAGCTTCTGTGACAAGCCCCTTCTCAACATCGAGATAGACATATTTACGTAACGTATCTCCACTTTGTTTCGTTTTATGAATTGGCTTCTCGATTTCTTCTCCATTAATTGTTACGACTGCACTCCGAAAATAGGAATCTAGAAAGCCAAGCACGTCATTAACTACCGAATCTTGTATTTCACTATTCATACTTTACCTCCTGTTCTCGCTACACCACAACGTGGATAATTGACTGCAAACGTGTATGATCTAGCTCGGACAAACCATGGCCATGTTGCAGACGCTCCTGCCATTGGTGCCGTTCTTGCTCTTCCTGTAATCGGATATTTAACCAGAAATGTATACGACCGAGCATAAAGTTTCAGCCATTCGAATAGCTGATTCGCTACAATATAAAAAGCAACCGCATTCGGTTTGATGGTATTCATCAATTCAACCGGAAACGATTGCGTACTGTTACGAATATTCACCATAATAGCTGCCGGCTCTTCGAAATCGGAATCCCACCCCTCTTGTTGATAGAGGAAGTCTTTGCCCATATAGGCTCGCAGAATCGTGTTCACGTCCTCAATACTGCCGTCACTCATGTTCACTACATATTGCACCTTTATCAGCCTGCGATATGTTTCCTCATCGTAACCACCACGCGACAAGCCTTCTTCTTTCCCAAGCCTATCCAGTCCAACGCCGGATGCCTCGTCAACATCCCAGAATCGCTGGATGGTATCGTATAACTCCCGGCTATCTTCAGAACCTTTGGCAACGAGTTTCAGAAGTTTATAGTTATTGCTGCCCTCTGCTGTCTCGTAGTTCTCAGGGAGTTCAGCAAGTATCTCATCAAGAAGATTAGACAAGTTCACTCACCTCAATCTTACTAATGTCCGTTTCTGCCACTTCCGCAAACTTGATAGAGACGTTAGTTGGACTGTACGTTATGCCGTCTTTGGAAAGCTCAATCTGAACATCTTTTACACCTTCAACTGTAAAGGAAACAGATCCTTCTGCTTTCGTTCGGATAACGTCCTCATTCATGCCAAGACCTTTCAGCTTATCGTTTCCGTAGACGCCGCCGATGTATTTTACAATGCGTTGCTTGACCTGTTCGTTACCATCAATCGGATAGTCAGGACCTTTCTGCACAGCTATACGGACATAGACTTGAACAGTCGTTGCGTAAGTGAAACCAATTTTATGCTCGTATCCTTGGCTATCTTCAACAAGCACTATCTCTTGCCCATAGGCTTGTATGCCGTCCGGCTTAGCAAGTAAGATTACTCTCGCAACCTCATCCCGCAGACCACCAAGGACAATTGTTTCAAACGCTTTACCGGGTACACCGGTTGCGCTTGTTTCCAATGTATCGTTTTCGTCCACAATGACTGACCGTACACCATTCACTTCATCCAGCAGACGAGCGCGGACAGATACCTTTCTGCGATTGCCGAGCTTTCCGAGTGAATCGTAATAGCGATCCTTTAACTGTGGGTCTGTCTCTTCGTCCTGCCCATTTAGGAATGGATCTGGGTTGGTTACGGCTTTCAGTCCGACAATTGGATTAATGATTTCTGTTATTTCTCCAGCTGCAGCGTTTCCGCTTTCGCCATATTCAAGCGCTTTTGCCCCCGCTTCATATATACCAGCATCAGTTGATTTCACTTCTGCTTCAGTCGCATAGAGGACACCATACTTCGTGCCAATCATCGTACCTGCAGGAACCGTGATATTGCGATCAAGCGAAAGATTGACTTTGCCTATCGCCTTAACCCAGCCATTTTTATCAATAAGGGCCCGCTTTACGTTCTGCTGCAAAGACAATCCCTCAGACGTATCAACAAACCGGCTATTGTAGACCTGTTCAGCTTGCTCAGCATCAATCGACCGCTGCCAAGCTTGCGATTCGATGTGTTTACCAAGCGGTGTCTTCGACGAAAGATTCACATCCTCCCCCCATAGCCCTCGGGTTTCTGCCTTTATTTCTTCAAGAAAATCTTCGTATGTCTTTCTCTTAAAGCCTTTAGATGTTAACAATTGTACTCACCCCTAACTCACTGCCGTCCTTTTTGATAGCAACAAAAGAGATGTTCATTTTTCGTTTCTTATAATCTCGCTCAAACTCAATATCTGAGACAAAATCAATGCGTTCTTCCTGTAGTACACAGTCCTGTATCGCTTCTGTGACTTCACGGTCATCCGGTCGCTTTTGTTCCAGCACTTCTTTTCGGAATCCCTGCTCCGTATCTAGGAACCATTCGCCTACACGCTGATCCAGAAGAAGCTTAATGTTCTGGGCAATCTCTTCGTCGCCTTCAACAATCTCTGTAATGGAGATATCACCATCAATCATTTTGGGACTAATCATCCAGCATTCACATCCTCACTAGCAGAAATAATTTTACCTTCTCCTCCTGGATAAACAACTGAATCTCCGATACGAGCAATGAGCCGGCCATTAACCATGACAGATGCAGAGCTTGCTACGATAATACCTGTACCGCAATGAGGACAATCATGTGTTACGGTATCACCATCACGTGCTTGGGAAAGTCCATTTGTGAATATATCTGAGCTGCCTGAAACGATCTTACCAGCCACATTATGTGGGCAACAGATCTGCCCGTGATTGCATACGCCTTTGTGTACATCGGTCACTCTCGCAACGTTCATGCCATCCCTCCGTTCAGATTGATGCGTGGTGCGTCCAGGTTAATTTCTTTTTCTGAAACCACGTTGACAGTACCATCGGGCTTTCCGATGATACGATAGTTAAATTCTTTATGAGCAATCACTAGATCATCATCATGTTCAGCTGGAATATGTTCTAGTGGCTTTGTGAAAATATTAATCCCGCCGATTATGATAGCGTCATCCATATCCAGATACCGCTTTGACTGTTTACTACCTTCATATAGAACGGGCTCTATATCACGTTGTGAAAACACAACGACCACTATATTGCCTGGACGATACGGGATACGCATAATGAAATCATCAGTCTGTTGAGTAGCAACTGGACAATTTAAAATCATATTTGCATCTGGCTCATGTAACGGGGTAATGTCAGCCTGCATCAGCTTTGGGTCAAAGCGTTCAATTCTAGCAAAAACACATGTAAACAGCCCCGAAACGATACCAGACTTAAGCTCTTCGAAAAAAATATGCGCTTCCTTCATAACGGATACACATCGCATTCTGTATAAAATGAGTCGCCGTTCTCCATATGCTTGCCTGCAGTTACTCGGAACTGCCCGTTTGCCGTCTTAGATTTTATGGACAGAGTAGAATCGGTAGAAACACGATGATTCAGCAGCATGGTAACTTTCCACCCACTAACAGCTTTCTTTTCTTCACCATCAGGACTGGATTCCTCCGATTCAATTGGTGTAGGGGAACCAATAAGGCCTGTGTCTTTATTAACAATAATGGCATATGGATCTGCTTTTCCTTTGTCTCGTACAAACAGCTTCTTCTTGTTGATATGGACCTTTGCATTACAGTCTTTCGCAATTGCTTTTATACTCTTAGAAATCAGGCCGTTGACTGTCTTGCCTTTTTTATAGACATGGTTCTTAGGAAGCTTGAAATCACCGATTGCAAGACCAACTCTCGGCATAAGATCGGCAAGAATCGTCTTAGCATCAATCGGTCCCTTATAGGTTTTCTTCAGCTTTTCTTCAGTCCATTTACCACCAGCATCGTCAACCAGATCAATCTTTGTAAGCTTGTCTACACCATCTCGACTTGTTGTTGCCTTTTCAACAATACCTTCAAATATGACACCACGATCATCCTTGTATCCACTTTGAATTGTTACAGGCTGCTTTTTCTTCATGTTCTTAATAGTTGAATCCGATAGATTATATATTTCAACGCTCGCTGTGTTCAGTTCTGTTGTATCATCAAATGGGACTTCGAAATTAATGGTGAGAGGTTCCTCGAATTTCTGGCCACTAACATCAATTGTTGTGTGTCTTCTAAAAAGGTTGCTCACTCAATCACCTCCAGCTGAACTTTATCCCCGAAGTTATCCCATGAAATACGCTGTTCCGTACTGGATTTAGGTATGATGTCCAATCCTTCTGGGATTCGCGTATCCACTACTTCTGCAAACAACGACTGATTAAGTACCAGTTTCTTGCCTAAGAATATAGGCTCACCATCGAGATGCATATCAACTGAAAAGAAATCATATGAGACGTTATAGTCAATTTCAAAAGTAAAGACGACACCCGCTAGTTCAATATCGAACCGGTACGGTATGTCGTCTTTGTTAATTGGAATAATCATTTTTTCACCTGCACTCTGCCAGCGTTCTTTTTTGCCTTTGTGCGTTGCTTCGCTTTAGCTTTAACTTTCGTTGTACCGCCACGCTTACTGATACGAACTTGCTTCAAGGTCATATTAAACGAATATCCGTCTTTGATCTCAGAACTATCCTTGGTACTAAATTTAAGAATTAAGACATTTTCCAGACGAGAAGTAAAATTAAAATCTAACAGTTTACCATCATCTCTATACTTCTCTAACTTAGTTCGTTTCGATCCCGTTTTATCCTTGATTTCACCGCTTATGTTTATGGTTTTGGAACCTGCATTAACATGGTCGGTGATAGGCTCACCTTCCTCCAGTGCATGCTCGGTTGCGTTTGCATCTCCGTCCCGATCTACATCGAGAATAAGATCAATCATTACATCACCGATTTTTGGCAAGCCTATCCCTCCCTTAGATTTTTAGCGTTCATCATGGCAAAGAATTCGCGCATCTGTTCTTGCACTTGCTCTTTAACGGATTGCTTTACGCGAGCCTCAACGTCATTGTTTCCGCCCTCTATAGTGACTTGTATCACTGGCTGGAAGTTGTATTCATAGTTGTTTCCGCCACCTGTACGAACAGCAGTTGTTGCCGTTGTTGCTGACTGAGCTCTATCCATACGTTGCTTGGTCTTATTGCCAGACAACACCTTTGAACCTTTAGGTAGATTCATCAATGTCGGGAAGTCTGGAGACATTCCAGTCATTCCATTTGGCAGCTGGAACAGTTCATTCATACCTCCATCACCGAGAACGGACAAGCCACCTGCGGCATTGTTGGTACCATTCTTATACCAATTATTCTTTCTCCAGAACGCAAGTGCTCCTTCAATCGTACCGTATCGTTGTTTGATATAACGAATACCATTCACAATGTTGTTGACTGGGTCAAATGGGTTTCCAGACATGTTCATATCCTTCAACTGCATTAGACCCTTAGCAGTCCCAGTAGAAGTCATTGCACCTACCGCTCTAGGATTTCCGCTTGATTCTTTTTGTGCGATCCAACCTAAGCCATTCATCCAGTTGCTTCCTAGGACGCCAGCTCGATTCATACCTGCAACAATCCACGATTTCAGATTACCACTAGGCGCCCCTGCACCGCCGCCACTGAATCCTCCGAAGTTATCTGGGTTAACAGCTTGTCCATTCCTCCTGACTTCAAAGTGGACATGCGGTCCAGTAGATTGCCCAGTAGAACCAACAAGGCCGATGATCTGCCCCTTGGATACAGTCTGGCCTGTGGATACCATGTTCTTGCTGTTGTGCCCGTAGAGGTATGACAATCCATTACCACCGTCAATATGGACAGTTTGGCCATAACCTCCGTAGCCAGATCCCGGCATACCGAAACCTGAGAAGATAACACGGCCGCCAGTCTGAGAAGGTATTGGAGTGCCAATCGGAGCCGCGTAATCAACACCGTTGTGATTTGTACCCCAACGTGGGCCGAAGCCTGATGTACGAACAAAGTTACCACCGAAGTTGATACCACCAAAGTCTCCACCGCCAAACATGGCCAGTTTATCACCAACATAACTGATCGCCTTGTCTTTGATCATCTTAATAGCGCCAACGCCCATGTCTCCATAGGAGCCCTTCATCGTAGGAAAATTAGCGCCAATCTTGCCCCAGACAGTATCCATGAGTTTCGCTGGATCACTTGCATAATCCCAAACATCGATAGCGAGGTCTTTGGCTGACCCAGCTGCACTTTTTCCCTTATCCCATGCCGCTCCAGCAACATCTTTCGTTTTATTGACTGCTGTACCTGTAGCGTTTTTTATGCTCTTGCCCGTTTTGCTAGCTAAGCCTTGAGCTGAATCAAGAACATCTGACATCCATCCTCCTGTTCCGCCATCATAAGCAGGAACGCCGGAATTCATGAGAGTCGCCGTCTTTGATCCAGATAGAACCTCGGTGCCTCTCGGAAGGTTTACAAGAGTGTCTGTAGAAGGAGAAAGCCCCATCTCGCCACTAGGTGTGCGAATTAATTCCGGCATACCTCCATCACCTACGATCGCTGGTCCACCTGGATGATGCCCAGTACCTCTTGCGTATTCCGGCACCCAAGGCTCAATTCTCTTCTCGACACCAATCCTTTTGAAAACCCAATTTATGCCCTTACCGACACCATTTACACCTTTGGCAAGACCTTCAACCATGGTCTTGTTGAGTTCCTTAACACCCTTCATGGCATCACCGGCAGCTTTTTTAATACCAGTACCAATTCGACCAGGTAAAGCCTTCGCCGCATCGACAATGGATGAGAAACGATCTGTGACCGCAGTTTTCATATCGGATACCAATGTAACCGTGTGGTCTTTCGCGGTCTGCCATCCAGCTTTTACATCGCCGACAATATTGGATAAGAAATTAGAGATTGATGTGAAAATGCTGCCAAATATGGATTTAATGAAATTCCAGATGCCAGTAAAGACAGCAGCTGTAACATTCTTAATCAAATTCCATCCCGTTTTAACAGTAAGAATCACCAAATCTATTGCCGTTTTTATGACAGATTCGATAATTCCCCAAACGGATTTAAGGATCAGAACTACTGAATCCCATAGGCCTTGCCAGTCACCTTTGAATAAGGCTGTGAAGAAATTGATAATCCCAATCACGATATTCAATGCGTGTTTAATCACATTTACAATCAATGGGAAGACGATCTTTACAACTTCCAAGACAAATTTAATTGCTGGAATCAACACTTTTGTGATGATAAATGCTACCACTTTCAGTAAGCTTGTGATGATTGGGATCACTGACCTAATAATCGATAGAACCATTGGGAAGACAGTTTTTACCACTGAAAGGATTAATGGAATCAGCACTTTTGCTATTTCCATAATCACAGGGACTAGCGAAGCAATAATTGCTGTAATAATCGGTACCGCTGCTTTGATAATCTTTCCAATGATAGAGAACACTGATTTCACGACTGATAACAGTAACGGAAGGACAGCCTTCGCTATTTCTACTACGACTGTTGCCAATGCACTGATGAGCTCAATAACAAGTGGTACGACTGCTTTAATGATCTGTAACGCAATTGTGAATACCAATTTAATTATAGATAGGAACACTGGAAGTACTGCCTTTGCTATTGACATGAACATTTCGGCAACTGATTTCAACAGGCTTAATACAGTTGACGCAAGAAGTTCTACTAACTTAGCTATCATAGGGAGAATTTGTTTAGCTACTTCCAACAAGAATGGCAGGACTGTTTTCCCTAGTGTCATAACCACTTCGAGAGTAGATAACTGGAATGTGATCCATGCTTTCGCAAATTCTTTAATAGCAGGTAAAACAGCTGGAAGAATCTTTTTAAATTCTTTGCCGATTTCCATGACCGAAGCTCCAACTGCATTGCCAAGTTCTCCAAAGGCACCGCTGAGTTCCTTGAATACCGGCTTCAATTCACTGAAACTTTGCATGATGACTTGTCCTGTTTCCAAGAATTCTGGTTTCAGTTCGCTCATCATGCTGGAAAATGTATCTTTGTACACTTCAATGATTGGCTCGAAGGCTGTTACCACTGAAGAGAATACATCTTTGATGTTCTGCCAAACCGAAATGAAAACGTTCCTGACATCTGCATTTGTCTTAGATAGGCGATATAAGAAACCAACTAAGCTAACGATCGCGGTTATAACAAAACCGATAGGACCAGACACGCCCATAAGAGACAACCCAATACCTGTAACTGTCGGAGCCAGCATAGAAACAATGTTACTAACATCAGAGAACGAGGACTTCAATTGGTTGAAGAATCCTGAAATGAGTTGTCCAACCTTTGAGTTCATGCCTACTGCAATATGAGTAACGATCTTTTCTCCCATATCAACGAAATAGTTACCCATCGATGCGAACGTGTTGCTGAATCCTTCTATAATCGCTTTGCCAAAGTTTCCTGCTTTCGCAGCACCTTCAATTGTGCTATCCCACATTGCTGTTGTAACTGAGGCAATATAGGCTGCAGATGTTTTGGTAGCACCCTTCATCGAGTTCCATCCTACTGAGACAACTTCGCCGACCTTTATGAATCCTGCGACTGTGCCGTTCCACATTACAGATGTAACAGAAATGACGAAATCAACAGTAGCTTTGGTGGCATTTTTAATAGCAGACCAACCAGATAGAATAGCGTTCCGGAATGTCTCTGAATGTTTCCAAAACAAAACAAATGCTGTTCCTAGTGCAACAATAGCCCCAATCGTTATCCAAACAGGAGCCGATAAGGCTGTAAGGAAGCCTAACATCACCTTTAAGGAGGTCGTCAGTTTAGTGAAATAAGGTAACAAGAAGCCGATACCCCTCACAACTGCCCCGATTCCAGTAAAAATGTTACCGATCAGAAAGCCAAACGTGGCAAGCCCTATTAATAGAGGGCCTAAAGAGACTGCCGCAACAGTACCGATCAACGTGAGCTTCTTAACGATCCCCTGTGTAACTGGAGAAAGATCGTCATACCACGCCTTGATTGACCTAACCTTTTCAATGGCTCCTGCAAACATAGCACCAAACTTACGACCGGCATTTTCAGCCACATCACCCATAGTGTCAAGGTTCGTGGTAATTTCCCCAATGAGTGGTTTCAATTGCGAGAAGAATCCTCCACCTTTACCACCTGCGTCTAGGAATGAAGCGCCCAAACGACCGACTGCTGCCCACATATTCGCCATAGCAGCTGTGAGCGATTTGTTACCCATCTCTTTCGCAGCGCCACCAATGTTCTTTTCTATCGCTCTTAACAAGAGTTCGGAAGAAACGTCACCTTCCTTGGCCATGATAGCCACAGCACCCGCGGCCACATTCGCTTCATCTGCAATCCACTGATAGATTGGCAGCCCTCGGTCAGACAACTGTTGGAGTTCGCCGTTATAAGCCTTGTTCGCTGTTGTAACCTTATTCAGAATCTCCCCCATTTCAGCCATGTCTGAGCCAGCGATTGCCGCCGCATCACCTGTTATGGTGAGATAACGTGTGAGGTCTTTTCCTTGATTGACTCCAGCAGCAACTGCATTCGCTGCTGTGGTGACAGCTTGATCCATCGCAAACGAAGTACCTTTTACAGATGTCAACGCTGAGTCCATAATGCTCGAGATATTCTTAGCGTCATGGCCAAGCCCAGAAAGTTTCGCTTTAGCGTCATCTATACCAACAAGACGGTCGAAGCCTTTCTTGATTGTAATGCCCGCAAGTGCTGTAGCTGCACCAACTGCTGGTAACGTCAGGTATTTGGTTAAGCTCTTTCCGACACCTTTGGCTCTTCTTGAAACATCAGTTATGTTGTTTCCAACACTTGTCAGTCGTGTTTCTACAGACCGTAAGCCTGATGTAATGTTATCGACATTAAAGCGATTAACCATCCGACGAAGACTGCCACTGGTTTCATTCGCTTCATTTCCTAGGTCGGAAAGTCTGTCTGTGCTGTTAGCTAAGCCCCCTGCCACACCTCGTAAGTTTCGTTGCATTTCTCTAGCCGATCGCGCTAAATCGGAAATTCCTGAATCAGCAGACCCGAGCACACTCGTAACACTACTGGTGGTATCTCCGAATCTATCTAACTCTCTAGTTGACCGACCCAACGACTGCCTGATTGCTCTGTCAGATCCAGCCAGTTCATTGAGGGCTGTATTTAGTTCCTGAAACGGACCGTCATCTATCTGAAAGTCAAAGCCAATGACCATATCCCGGAGGTTCATTATTTACCTCCTCCGTTCGCTTTGTTTTCGCAATCAATCTTTTTGTTTATTGCGATGTTTACTTTCGCCAGTTGCCGTGATGAAAGCTGATCAGCTATAGGAATAGAAATGACGCCCTCTACAATGGGGCGCCAATAGTTCCATTCCTTATCAACTTCCTGTTTCAGCTTATGGGTCTGCTCAGCATCACTTTCCTGTTCTAAGAAATTGACCCGCTTCTTTGATCAGTTCTTCATAACCTTCATGCTCTTCGAAATAATCCCAGTCTACTTTCGGGTCTACGACTACAATCTTCATAACTTCTTCAGAATACTTCTCGTTGGAAGGATGTCCATTGTCATCTTTCACTCTGTCCTGTAAACGAACGAATTCGCGAACTCCCGGGTGTTGCAATGTGTAATCGATACCTTCAACTTTTACTACTTTCTGAGTACCTGCTTTAGCCATTTTAAAAATCTCTCCTTGTTTGTGAAATTTAATAGCGGCGATCTGATTAGACCGCCGCGTGTTGTTGTTTTGTTTCTTCATGATTAATCTTCTTTATAATTCAGTACTACAATTTCAAACTCGCGAGAACCCGCTTCATCACCGTACTCTTTATCGGATGGCTTCTTCACGCGAGCTCGCGTACCACCACTGTTCTCCTTCGGCGTGCCGTTGTACTTAAACCATGCAGGAACCTCTTCACGCTTATTAGCGAGAGCCGTAAGATACGCGACGGATGGAGATGTCTGTGATAGCGTAATTGTTGCTGTAGCTGTACCACTGTGCTTTTCTGACACAATCGCCTCTCCTTGGGCATCCTCTTTGACATCGAATGTATCTTCTTCCTTTGAGATACTGACCATTGTTCCGTCATCAAAACCTGTGATGAAACGCCCGCCAACAATTGCTTGGAATAATTTCGGATCGTAATTTCCCATTTGGTTATGCTCCCTTCTTCATTTCCCCATGAATTTTTGTCAGATGAATTGCTTCTTCAGGTTCATACGAGAAAGAAAGCCCGCTGTAAATCCGTTTGCGAACTTCTTCTGCAGGCATCTCACTTTTCGGCTTAGCCACAACTGTGTAAAGCGGTGTTTCATCCTCTTTATTGATAATGCCGAATTCAGCTGCCCTCTCAAGAACGTTAATGAGATCTGTTTCGAGCAGAGAAATGCCTCCACTTCGGAATGAAATCTTTGAATTATTTCGGAATGTTTCCTGCATGTGGTGCTCGATATTGTGTTTGATCCAATCCATGCCATGTACGACGTCGATGTACTCACCAGAAACTACAATGCCTTCAGAAGTTTGAGGATTTCCTGCCTTCGTAACGTAGACGTTCGCGCCGTCTTCGTGAATTCTTTTCAATTCATCAGCTGTAATCTTTAATGGCGTAATGCCTTTAAGCGACTTAAATTTCCATGTAATCGTACCTGGTTGTAGATTCCCTACCTCACCAATAAGTGCAGCATCAGCTTCCTCACCTTCAATCGGATGATAGAACTGAATTGTGCGGAAATAACCCTTCGCCTTGAAGGCATTGCGAGATTCAGAGTCTATAGTTTTTACCACGTATTCTTTAAACCGTTTCGCTTCAATGAAGTCTGCTACTGCAATCTGATCTGTAAGCTCAGCATCTGCAGTAATGACGAAATACCAGTCCTCATCGTAATATTTTTCAATTGCAGTCTTTACTGTAAGTGGATCTTCCAAAGCATCTGGATCATATGTCGCAATGGAGAGCAGCTGCGGATCGTCCTTCTGTTCAAAGAACGCAGTAGCCTTCTTATATGCATTGGTTGCTTCTTCAAAGTCCTTGGTAACTTCCTCAATGTTTGTGTAATTTTTGATTTTGCTTTCTCCCGCTTTTTTAGCAAGGATCATTAACTTTCCGAAGCCAGTCATGGCTGATGGTCGGAAAGGATCAATAGAAACAATGACATCTTGTAGAGCCATTTCATTCGCCTCCTGTTATTTGTACTTTTTCAATCCAGTCAATTTCTTTTACCAACGTCTTTTCTGCGCGCAATTGCACATCGAAGCCGTATTTATATTCGTAGTGATCAACGAGATGTGTTGTCCGGTTCTCGACATTGCCGAGGGACCTGACAGCTATACTGTTCTCTAGCAAATAATCACTGCCGGCAAACAAAAACCACTCGTGTAGACGCATCGCTAGATTCATAGCCGCATCGCCTGACTGAGCGAATAGGTTAGAACTAATGGTCATGAGTGGTTGTTCTGTATATAATTCTTGCAATGAAGTTCCAGTATCTTTATAAAAGGCGTTACCTCGACCTCTGCCTTTGATATAAGGAGAAGTTGCTTTATACACGCCGTATGGTAACGGTGGCATCTTGGCACCTTCTTGGTCTGCTTGGACCATAAGGATGCCGGTGTCTTTCCAAATTTTAGTGAACAGCTCAATTAGCATTGCCTGCCCACCTTGCTGTGTAAATAAAGGTATCTGCATAATCGGTATAGTCTTTGAATCCCTGTACCGTATAAGTGATACCTTTATATTTTATTTTCTTACCCTCTTCCAATTCAGTGAGGGTATATAATTTTCTATCCTGTGTGGTATACGTTCCTGCACCTGAATAACGCAGATCGTCCTCTGTGAACGGAAGGAACACTCCATGTACAGCCACTTCTACGGTTTGAGCAGGAACCCATATACCACCTGGCTTGTAATGTCCTTCTGTTTCACCTATGAACGCAATAAAGGGAAAGCCATATTCCTGCACCATGCTTGCGAACTGCATCTTCTCCATCAGCGTTTCACCACTTTCCATGTGATGCGTTGACGTAAACCGCCAGTATCAACAAGGGAAGTATTAGATCGTTTAGCAGAAGTAGTCGCTCCAGCGTTACCAGGTGACATATTGGTCATCTTCTCCTGAATATCTCCGACAGCCATAGCACCCAAGCGTTCAAGCATCGTCTTCACATCACGTTTGAAAGCCAGTACCTGTTTCATTTCCTTCTCAAGGAACTGATACCACTTTTTCTCTTTTTCATCGAACGTTGTTCGCATAAAGGCACGCTCTGGGATTGTGACTTCTTCCAACAAAACGAATAGCACTTCAAAGCTGTCCTTCCCATTCGGAATAGCGAGAACATCGGTGCCATACGGACGGAATAAATCAGGGAAGTCCCTTGCACGCTTACCATGTGATTTAGGACTTATAGGAATGGTCAGACGCTTAGCCTTCTTCGGCTTGATCGTGATACCAAACTCATGGACGTTAGCCAACATCGCATAAAAGGAATCATCGCTTGCGAACACACCAATTTCCACAGCATAGCTGTTTAGATCATCCAAGACCTTTTGCAGCTTATCGAAGTTATCTGAGACGGTTTTGACGGTAACTTTTACTTTGTTCCCCATTAGATCACCGTTAGATTCAAACCGCGTTTTGGTTTCTGGTCCAAAGCATCAACCATACGTTGATATTCCTGACCGTAAGGCGTTGACTGCAAGCCTTCCGCTTTGTTGTCCGAGTATTGTTTTTCCAGGCCGTCCAGCTTTTCCTTAATTACATTCTTATTCGAAAGCGTAGCAAGGTGGACAGCTAGGTAACGGGTAAGCTTCTCGACACGATCAGCAGGCACCTTAGGGAGACCGGCAACTTCCGATACGGCATCTTCGATAAACAGCTCTAGCGTCTGGTCTGGTACTTGTGTCAGATGAGCAACCATGGCTTTCATTTTTGCTGGCGTGGTCATGTAATCACTCCTGTTCTTTACCATCTCCAACAGTAAGCGTCTGGATCTGCTCATCAATTGCAGCAAGGACCGTCTTACGCTTCTCGCCCTTCTTCATTTCTTCAAGGGTTTCGATATCGTAAGTATCCTGCGCAAGTTCAATTAATTCCTCGGCAGATAACTTGTCTCCAGCTTCTGTTTCCTTCGCAACGATTTCATCAACATCAATCAACTTTTGAATGAGTGGATGTGCCGAGAAAGACTTCCAATCCTTCTCGGATATGCTATTGGCACCAGGGATTAACTGAACGCCAGCTGCATTGCGAACGTAATTACCTTTATTATGAACGAACATTAAACTCCATCTCCTCTCACAATTGCCATTGGATAGCGTACGACAGCTCCGCCGAGGCGTTCTTCAAATGGAATCTTATTGTTTGGATATTTGTACTCAGTTGGGTGCTGATAGATATCCATCGTCAACAAAATCTGCACGACAGCCGGGTTATTATCCAAGACAAGGAAACAATCTTCTCCGGCGTCTCCCTGCTTCTCCAAGTCAGGAGTAGAAACAATATTTTGGAACCAGTTCTGAGAACGGATATACTCAAGGACTGTCTTATCGGTCTGAGAGTTATATTCTTGCTCCAGCGCCTCCATGCCAGCCGGTGTCAGCACAAGTGTATTGGCAGTATGTCCCGGTAGGCGATTAATGAGAGATCGTGCTTTACGAAGATCCGCAACAATCTCACGTCCTGTCTTATCTGCCCATTTCGTAGATGTCTTCGCTCCTTGGTCAACAGCAAGTGTCTGGATACCTTCCGCATTCACGATACCTGGAATGTTGTATTTCTTATCACCGTGCCAGATGATGCGGTTTTCTTTTTCCGCAATGGCACGACGGGCAATGATGGCTTTCGCCGAATCAACTGGTACTCCTGCCATTTGCGCAGCACGTACTTCCTGTGCGCTGTAACGAATAGCCGCCGCAATAGAATAGATGTCCACACGCTGGCGACGCTTATCGGCATCCACGAGAGGGATGTCATCTGCACCTGCAGCTAGGATTTTGGCAGAGCCTGTACGTGTCATTGTGTCATAGGCGTATGATTCAGCACCCGCCGGTACATCTGTTTTCAAAGAAAAAAGCGTCCGTCCAATGAGCTCTTCTTTCTGTGGCTCATAGACAACGCTGTCGATTGCTTCCAAGTCTTCTGGTCTGATTAGCATATTCTGTTTGCCTCCTTATGGCTGGTTAATTTCAAGTTGTACAAGATTGCCTGTTGTAGCCTTTGATTTAAAGCGACCAGTAGGCACTTCGACTGTTCCGACTGTAACGGTATCCGATGCATAGAACTTACCGTCAGTCGGACTGACGTTAGCTTTTTCACCTGTCAATACGTCCTCACCAGCTTCTACCCAGATGACACCTTTGCGCACAACTGCGATTGGTTTGAATTTCTTATAGTGCTGATCATCAGCATTCCTTACCCAATCATGCATCTCCTGCGCAAGCGCAATACCATATGGTGAGCCGGATGCTTTAACCTTAGTCACACCTTCACCATCAGCACCAAGCTGAACAGCTGCACCGTAAGGAATTTCCTCTTCGGCTGCTTTCGTATCCGCTGAGTAATCCTGATAGTTTGCCAGTTTACCCGGAGACGATGCTTCTTCCATGTAACGATTGTTGTAATCTGTGATTGGCATGTTACTTCACTCCCTTCATGTTCAGACGATCCCGCTTCATCTTCTCGATGTCACTAGAATCTGTACGCCCGTCACCAGTATACAAACCATTCTTACCTGTAGAGCTGAACCCTTGCTTCTGAGCTTGCGTAACAGTCGCATCGTAAAAAGCATTCACATAGTCATCCGACTTGCTGTCACCCTTGAATTCAGGGTTGCGCTTTAAGATTACAGCTTCCTTGATTTCACGCTCTGTCTTGCCTGTGAACTCAAATGAATCACCTAGCAACGTCTTAGCGCCTGACACAAGCTCCATGCGTTGCTCGACTGCCTTGTCCAGTTCATCAGCAGATAGTTGATTCTCCTGCGCTTCCTGCAACTCAGTTTCTTTGGCTTTAAGGTCCGCTTTCAATGCATCATGCTGCCCTTGCAAAGTGTCATAGTCCTTCGCCTTGTTCTGAGCTGTTTCCAGCTGCGCCTCTTGCTTCTCCAAGTGTGATTTCACCTCGCTAGGCACTTCAAATTCCTGTTCGTCAATCTTATACTTAGCCATCCTTTTTCCTCCTTCGTTATTATCAATTTGCCATGCGTCTGAATCAGCACGAATGGCTACTGTTGAGCCCGCCCGCCCTTTGTCCACGATTGCAATATGATTGATGTCCACGTTGCGCTGCGCAAACTGATAGGCATCACCCTCATATACACCCTGTTCCGGAACGATGTCCGAAAGGAAGCCGATGCTAATTTCCCGTTGCTTCCCTGACTTTATGCGATCAATGAGAGCATGGTCAGTGACAGTAACGGATACTTTCAGCATATTGTCCTCCACCCGTGAATCGGTATGGCTCATGCCTTTGCCGTACTTGCTGACATTGTGCAGTGTAACTTCTTCAGGTGGATGCTGATCTGTGATTGGCTTGGCTCGTGCAGATGCCACTGTTGCTTCAGAAAAGATTTCCTCAGGTAGTTTGGCTTCCATCTGCATGTTGCCATCTGCGCGCTTATAAGGGAACACCCCCGCACGAGTGATTGGTACATCGACTGTCAGGAACCCACCGTCATCGGAGAGCATGCTATCTGTGATGAGCATCTTGTCGTAGCGTTGCTGTTTCAATATTTCATCCCCTTTCAGACAACAAAAAAAGACCCTGACTTAAGGTCTTTTTTTATAGTCTTATTCGTTTTTTGTTTCTTCAATGGGTTTGTTAATGCTTAGAGCTAATTTCATCAAAGCATCTTCCCGTTTTTCATCATTTTCTATTTTAGATATTAAATAGTTCCCATAATGGAAATGGTGTGTGTTAACCAATCTATTATGGAAATGAGTTAAACTTTCAATTGTTTCTGAATACATTTTTAAATACATTACCGCTATAAAGTTAGTTAAAATAGCTGAAACTGCGCCAGTAGAACCGGTAACAATCTTATCGCCAATTTCAGGAGTATTAAAGAGAAGATATAGAGTCAACCCGATAATTAAAAATCCAACAAATATGCAAACAACTCCAACCACAAATAGTATTTTATTTTGCATTAAATTTTCATCATAATATCTTTTCAATTCTAGGTGGTGCCGGTTAAAAAATTTTTCTGCCTTTTTATCAATAGTCATTTCATTTTGTATCTCTAATTCATTTTCTATTTCTAATAAATCTGCATTTAATGTTTTTCTTGGCATAAGTACAGGTAATAAAAATAAGAAAATTGAAAGAAGGATAAAAGTGAAGCCTATAAATATAGCCTCTGATTCATTAATTCCTAGATTTTTTAATGGTCTAGCAATAATAAAAAACAGTCCGAAAAGCATAAATAAAAAACTACCGACATAAGATACTTTTTTAGCCATATCATATTGTGAAATAATACCTTTGATTTCTTTTCTTTTTTGTTGAAGGTGAAAATCCCTATTTCCGCCCATAATATCCCTCCTTTTCAATTTCAAATATATCACGCTTTTATTAGTTTGAGTATTCAAATACTGGAATCGCCACACACCTGCAACGGATTGGCATACCTGGCATACCTTCACTTGGCGGGTCGTCATAGTCGAACACTTTACCATCGAGCTCCTTATGCCTTGGACGAACACGCTCATCCTTCGATGTGCTCCATTTGAATCTTTCAATACCCATAACCTTATGTCGTTTTGCTGTCATCTGCGAAAGCACCGAACCTGTCTGATCCACGGCAATCAACTGAGCCCTGTTATAACTCATATCAAAGCGTTCCATCATAAGTTCACGGATTTCCTTCTGTGACTGACCGTTCTTTACACCTTGGTAGACTATCAGTTCAATGTCTAACAACTGCTTGTCCTTCAGGTTCTTAATGAGACTGACGTTCTCAGCGACAGCTGCCTTCTTGAAACTTTCCAGCCATGGTTCATTAGCGAGTACATCAATGCCTTTTACCCTTGCTTGTGCCTGCATATTGTTTCTATTGAATCGGTCTACACCATTCACGAACACAGATGTAATATTACGAATGGTGTCCGATGGGAAGATGCCTAGCGACAATGCCTTCATCAAGTCTAGTGCATGTCTGATTACATCAAGTGGACCATCATTACGCATTGTATCGTTTCGATACGCAGTCATAGCAGGCTTAATGCTATCATCGAATACTTTCAGGACCATGAAGCGAAGTTCTTTCAATAGCTTCTTCATGGAACTGGAATACTGCACTGCTACGGCATCTGGGAAACGTGTTAGCGGTACTTTTCTAGCCACTTTGATCAGCCTTCCAACCCTTATAGGCATTCGCTATCAATTGTTCCCAATCCACACTATCACCAGAGAACTTCGATTCTTCGGTCATACCGAACTGTCCGAAGCGCGCCTCACTGACCATATCTTCTGTAATGACACCATTCATAAGATAGATCTGATCAGTCTCTGCAACAATCTTCCGAATCTCTGCATCCGTCTTCGGATCTACTTGCCATAACGGATTGAACTTGATTTCCCATTCCACAGTACTTGGGTCTATCCTTCCGCCAAGCTGGTCTTCTGACCACATGAGCAGTTCAATTAAGCGCTCAAGCATCGGCTTCAATTCGTTCTCCTGATGAGCAGCAATGCGCGCATAATAGTTCATCACATCATATTGAGCCCCCGCAATCGTTCCGGCTTCCTGCCCTTTGATGACTGTTTTAGGCATGCGAACAGCGCCTGAGAGCATGTCCCAGACGTAATCGAGCATATCTTTCAAGCCTTGCGTGTTCGTTGATTCTTTCTTAAGTTCTTCTTCTTTGCCGATAATAGCAAGTGATTCTGTCTTGAACATAAAGTCTGCAAGCATCGTAAGTTCCTGCTTATCTTCTCTAGACATGTCCTCGATGCCATCCGACTTGTATATCTTGAAGGCAAAATCATAAAGGATTTGTCCAACTGACCATAGGCCAGTGTCCATGACTTGAATGATGTCGTACAAAGGCTCAAGAATCGGCTGCCCTCGCGTCTCGTCCTCCAAGCGTAATGCCTGGTCATGCAACAGACGGGACGCATGCACTCTCGTCTCCGTTTTTCCTGCAATAAGTTCTCCAGTCTTTGACCGCTGATTAATGACAAAGTACTCTGCCTCACCGAATTTAGGGCTAAACATATCCTCATTCAGAATAAAGTCTTTCACCTTCATTCCGGAAAACGGATGAATGTAATCTATTGATTTAAGTTTCATTACATCTATCTCATCAGATAAGTTAAATTTGCTCGATTGTGTTACACCCAACGATATAAGACCGTTACCACGCAATCTTTGGAACGCCCTTTGCTTCTGGAAAGCATCCCTTGCTTTCAAGTTAGCCAGCTCGCTCATGATATCCCTTTGAAGCTTCTCATCTTTCATGCGAAGAGTGAACCAGTTCCTTGTCATATCCTCTGCAGGGATCTCTATAATGTTCTGCACGATTCGGTTTGTTGCATATAATTCCGATATTTCAGCATCAGTAAGCCGTCTGCGAATACCAGGATGTTGACGAACCATCATGTCCTTGCCGTAACCCTTGTTGCCTGGTCCAGTCATGAAGTCGGAGCGCATCTGGCGTTTAGCTGCGTCTATTGTCTTTTCCATTTGTTCACCTTCTTCCTAGCATCTTCTTGTACCGATCAAGCGGATTACTCTTCGCAGTGAACAGCTGATTGAGTGCTTGTGTACAACTATCCACACGGTCATCATGAGTCGCGTTTGGGAAGCCGACCAATTCCTCGACGAAATCATCAACCCATGGCGCCATGATAGGATGAGGTAGATACACATTGCCAGCTTCAAAAAGAGGAGACACGGCATTAGCGCGTGCCTCCTTACCACCTTCTGGTTCGACTGGGATGATACCGCTAATTTCATTTTGTAGCATTTCAATGACTGCAGAACCGTTCGCTTTGTCCTCAATGTATTTTGCTTTAGTTGCAGGCCACTTGTCTGTCATGGCTCTAACGGCTTTCATAGTATCAGAGAAGCCCATGCGCTTATGCGTCTGATCCATTAAAAAGAAGTTGGCCTGTTTCTTCGCCCAAACTTGACCGACCACATAGTCACTGGTGTTCGTTTCCTTAAAAGTACAGTCCCATGATTGCGCCTGCTTATCCCACATTCGAGGCATAATAGCTACGTCATCGGAGAAGCTATGTTCCCGGTGCATCTCTTTATCACGAACGTAATACTTAATCCATTCACGCTTAAAGATAGCACCGCCTGCAGGTGTAGGTCTTTGCTGAAAAAGAGAAGCCCAGGTTCTTGAACCAACTTCCAGTTTCTTCTCTACTGCCCATTCCTCATCGTAACCAAGTTCAGGACAGAGTGCTTCTCCTTCATCACGACCAAGCAAGTCATCCTCATCTTCCGCAATAGCTGGTAAACGCAAACGAATCCACTTGCGTGGGCTTTTCTTTAACAAGCGACCAATAAGGTCATCTTCATGCCACCTCGTCATGATAACGATGAGTGAAGCACCTTTATGCAAACGCGTTGAAAGCGTAGATTCCCATTCGTCCCATATCTTCTCACGCATAACTGATGATGATGCTTCTTCAGCATTTTTGATCGGATCATCAATGATCATTAAATCGGCACCCTGACCAGTGATAGAACCACCAATACCAGTTGCAATCATGCCCCCGCTCTTACCCTCAACGCCCCAATCCTTTGTAGCACTATTGGAATCTGATAGTTGTTCATTAAATAAATAAGAAAACTCGCCAAACTTGTTTCGGTTCAATCGACCGAACTTCGTAGCGAGTCCATCAGAATATGCAGTAGCTATAACCCTTTTGTCAGGATTACGACCTATATAGTAGCTTGGGAATGTTTCGGTAACTGCCATTGATTTGCCATGTCGTGGTGGCATCTCAATGAGAACGGATAGTTCTTCGCCATCAGCAATGCGTTGCAAGGGTTCACACACCAATTCAGTATGCCGGAAGTGTTTAAAGCTGCCATGATGAACACGTTCCACATAATCACGAAAGGAACGGCGAGAGAGTTCATCCTGTGCAAGCTTCGCTAGTGTTTCTCTTTGATCAGCTGTCAGAGTTGGCAAGCTTCCTCAACTCCTCGATAGATAAGCCGGAGAGATCCACGTTACTTTGTACTGTTCCTGAATGTTCCACATCCTGTTTATCACGCCACTTATCAGGGCGGCGATTCTTGAGCCAAAAGATTTGAGCTGTAACATCAGGACGGACTTGTTTGGTCACACGCTTGGTTTCAGTCATAACCATTTCTGGCCTGCCTGTTTCTTCATTGCGTTGTTCCATCAATTCCTTGGTGACTTCATCGTATTCGTAGCCCATTGCGCTTTTCAAGAGTGCATTCTCAACTTGACGGTCAACAACTTCCTTGCCTCTTTTTAAGGAGTCCGATATGTCCGAATACTTCTTCTTCCACTCGTTCAAAGTCGAGCGACTGATGCCTATGTTTGCAGCTATTTGTTCATCGATTAGACCGTCTCTTGCCCAACCTTCCAACTTGATTAATCCCTCATCTGTAAGCCATTCTTGGTATTTGCCTCTCTTTCCGGCTTTTTGCTTTGCCATGTGTTTATCACTTCCTTACGCTAGTCGCTTATTAAATTTGGGTAATAAAAAAGCTCCCTTTAGAGAGCAGGGAACTCAGGATCCTTTATTTTGAATTGAACTGTATCTCCAGGGTAATCCATAACCTCGATGCCACATGTTTTCCACAATGCTTTTACAACTGCATTAAGGCCATTAAAACAAGACAAACCATTCCACTCTGGATACATCTTGTGAAGATCTAACAATGAAAACTCAAAGTCTTGCCATATTGTTCCTAGAAACGTTTGGTTGATATTTTCAGTTATAACTTCGGAGATTTTCGTATTTTGATATCCTAATCCATGAACATTACCTAATACATGCGCTGCTACATTCATTACTTGAATTGTGAGAGATTCTATATCACCTAGCAATGCTTGACCGTCGGTATTTTCAATGAAACGTTCTATGCTTTCATGAATAAGTGGCTCCGTCTGTTTAATTAAGTCAATTAATTGCATTACTGATAAATCATCACCTCTTAAGGTTGCAACAGATAATCTCGAGGCTATATACTCGTCCCAATAAGACGTGGAATGAACAAGTAAAGCCCTTTCTAACGCTGATTTATTATCGCATTGAAGCTCATTTGTAAAATCCGCCATCTTTAATTTCTGTCCAAAGTCATGTGCATGAGCCAACTCGTGTTGAAATGTATTAATAGTGTGATTCGATTGATCCTGTTTAAATAGATCAAAATACAAATGCGGTTGATAAAATACTTTGACTCTTATTTTTCCATTCTCTTCATATTCCAGAGTTTTGCCTTCAGTAACGCTTCTCTCGTTATTAGTAAAGCCTACAGGAAGCCCCTTTGTAGTCTGAAACTCAGTAACTGCTATTCCAAAATCAATTGGAACTATAATTTCATCTAGCAAATAAAGATCAAAATCCTTGGAGACTTGCTTAATAAATTTAGTGAATTCCTCAATTCGTTTACGATGAATTTCTTCTGATACTTCTGGAAATTTTTCTACTGTAATCTTCATGTAACTCCCCCTCTACTTCTATAATAGAACAAATGTACTCAATTGTTAATATTGTCCTAAAATAAAATAGCCCGCCGAAAGGACGGGCCCAGAGGGTACATACAGGTCTTAATTCACAAAGTACTCGGACTAGGGCTCTACTCCCCGTCCTGCCTTCCATGATAGCATGGGAAATTTTAGAAAGGCTAATGCGTCAACGTGGTCAGGCATGTCAGGTATGTCAGGCTGGTCCGAGATGCTAAAGGAAAAAAACTTCAAATCGGATTATTTTACAAGTCTTTCAAAAATCAATTCGTAGTAAGTCCCTACAGCGACTCCCGAAGTTGCTAAATCAGGAGAAAATATTTGGACAAAACGCCAACCTTCTTTTGCTTGCCCATTAATCACCTCTTGATAATCTTCACTTGGATTACCAGACAACTTTTTAAATGGTATTTTCACAAATTTATATTCATACATGCCAACTACCTCCTCTATTAGATACATTTTAGATAACCCATAAAATTCCCATTTATTAAATATAATAACATTTTCTGATTAGCTTTATAATGCTTTATTAATAAGATACATTTCTACAGCTAACTTTCGCACAGCACGTTCTTTAATCTCAAATGCGGACTGCCTAGTAATGCTTAGCGATAGCCCAATCTCCTTGAAACTCACTCTGTCCATGCAACCCTCAATAACAAGACGTTCCCTTTCATCATCCAATGAAGCGACTGCATCTTCCAAGCATTCAACTTTCCTTAGATACCTGTTCTTTCTTTCATCACGTCGCAAGATAGCCTTCACTTCTCTATATGTCGGATCACTAACCGTGTAGGGAGCTTTAGGCATTGCTGCTTCATCCCCGTAACCCGCAATTGCAGCAGACGGTTTCTCGATTTCTAGTGCAGAGATTTGATTAGCCATCCAGAAGTAATTGCGGATGTCTTCGTTTACCATACGAATAGCTTGTACTGTTGCTTCTACATCATCGAATGTTGTTTTTAGTGCTTCTCTCATTCCAACCAGCTCCCTTTTTAATTAGTTCCTCAAAATACTTGCTACCTTTAACCGGACTGATTGCCCCTGTCCGTCTATCTTTCCGATACTCATTGACCGTCCATTGCATGTTCCAATTCTTTCTCATAGCCCTGTCTCCCCTTGGTTGCAAAAATATCGCTTTTTAGGTACAAAAGTTGCAAAAGATAACGTGTGTTCAAATAAAAAGGACACCAAGCTCTAAAGAAGGTCTAAAGTTACTCTGACCTACTCTAAAGTTTGATGTCCGTCGGTTCTTCCGTAAGGACTATTATTTTTTATGTCTTACATATTTTCTTTAATACGGACCAGACTAATAATTGAACTTATAAAAATCCAGGAGCCTGTTATGCGAAAATATATCTTTGTTGCATTTGTAGTGATTGCTATTTCTATGCATTTGACTGCCTACCTAAAAAACGTACAAGCTTTAACTAAAAGTCGTGAAGAAGATGAGAAAACAGGTCATATTATTTGGGAAGCTAAAACAAATAAAAAAATGGTAGCCATAACTTTTGATGACGGTCCTCACCTTCAACATACGGATGAAATATTAGATGTACTGAATAAATACAAAGCTAAATCTACATTTTTCGTAATGGGTGCTCATGCACAAAAATACCCCGACATCATAAAACGACAAAGTGACGAAGGCCACGAAGTTGCAAACCATACGTACAACCATTGTTATGGAAAATTTGATAACTTAGATCAAGAAATAAAACGTACTACAGATATAATTGGACAGTTAACTGGAAATCGTTCAGCTTTATTTCGCCCAGTGGGTGGGTTATATAACGACTTCCTAATAAACACCTCTAGAAATAATAAGCACCTAGTCGTCATGTGGTCGTGGCACCAAGACACCTACGATTGGAAAAAGCCTGGAGTAAATAAAATTGTAAACAAGGTGACTTCTGGTATTACTCCAGGAGATATTATTCTTATGCATGATGGCGGTGGTGACCGCAGTCAGACCGTCAAAGCATTAGATGAAATTTTAAAACGTCTTTCTAAAGATGGGTATGAATTTGTAACAGTATCCGAACTGTTATATAGATCAAATTCGATATTCCCTGATTTTGTTGAGAATCAATTTAATCATGATGTCAAACTGCTTACAAAATAAATAATGAGTAGGCTTAAAAACAAACCATTTCCAACTTCAAACTCTCGTTTACTTATAAACAAATGTGGACATGTTTCAATTCAATAGTCTGCCCATATGTTGTAAGTAAAGGAGAGGAAATCATGAACACTTATACTTCACCAGAAGATCTACGCAACGGAATGGTTGCTGATATTGCCAAAGCAATAAACGGTGAGTATACAGCAATTTATTGCTACGGTATTTTGGCAAAACAAGCTCCATCACCAGAGATAAAAGAACGGATACTTGAGATTAGAAATGATGAAATCAGACATTATCACACTTTTACTCAAATTTATTTCTCGCTAACCGGTGATCAACCAAACCCGCAAGTTACAGAGCAGTGTCCAAATAACTATAAAGACGGAGTATTAGCTGCATTTAAAGATGAACAAAACACAGTAGACTTCTATCATGAAATCGCAAGAAAATACAATAACGAAATTATTAGAAACGCATTTACGCAAGCTTCTGCAGATGAGCAAAACCATGCTGTTTGGTACTTATATTTCATGAACCACAGCTAACATTTTTTCGTTCAAATAACCTCCTGTCCCTCAATTCGCACACGTTCACTGCGGTCAATATCAAGCACTTTGCCGTTCTTCCAGATGATAGTGTCCTGCCCGAATTGTTTAGGTGTCACTTTCGTTGTCTTGCCATCCTGCACGATATATATGCCGTTCTCCAATCCAGCCTTTGCCATGTCCGAATCCCCCTGCTATAATCAGTTTGTCGAACTTAATTAGAAGCTGGGGATCCGTCCTTGGCTTTTTTTATTTGTCTAATGGCTGATAATTTAAAATGATCACGGATTT